TTTAGGTGTAGCGAATTGCCCAGACGAGGAGGCGTGGGTCTCATCCTTTGAGGGACTCCCCGTCCGGGACACTTTGGACATCTCTTCGCGTGACGGCCGTTTGCCGTGTGTCGCGTAGCCGGCATTGGCTAAAGCGCGACCGATGCTCGATGTCTCACAATTCTCAATATGCGCGGTCTTATTGACTGGCGATGAGCCACGGATCTCTTCTGCGTACCCTGTCGCCTTGGGCCATGTGTCAATAAACTCAAAGAACACTTCGGCGCGGAAGATCACTTGATCTCCGTCTTGCGCGATGAGTGACGTGGCGATGCGGCCGTTTGGGTGATCTGCCCAGAATCGGATGAGGCGATCTTCTACTGTTTCGTAGTTGCTGAGATCGAATGCCATGTCGGGTGTCCTTTAGTCGGTATGAGTGAGCGAATTGTACACGTTGAACGCGGCGCGAAGTTGATCCTCGGTTTGGAATGTACGTGTCTCTAAAAACACTTCTACGGCCTTGGCAAGATCGTCGATGGCGGCCTTCTTAACGCTTGAACGTGTGACCGCTGGAAAGTCAAGTCGCATGGCGGCGCCGTGTTCGTCTCGATAGCCGTAGTGCATGTAGATCTGCGAGCCGTTGCGTTCGCGCTTTAATGCAAACACCCATCCGTCTTTGTGCAGCGCCGAGAGTGCGCCCGAGATCTGGCCGTGATGAAGCCCAAGTTTGCCTGCAAGTTCTTTCCACGTGTAGCCAACTTTGCAGCCTTGCAGCGCTTCCAGTATTTGCTTTTGACGTGATGCAGTAACACCAGAAGCGTCTTCGGAGATCGCGCGAGCCTTAGAAGTTTCTGAGCCGGCAACGTGGCCTGAGTGTCCGTTGTATGGCAGCGAAGGATGGAATAGGTCGGTCATGAATGGGCCTCCAATGCTTGGATTGCTTTGTCGAGTGTGGTGACGTCGTAGAGCGGCATCGGTACTTCTAAAGTAAGCGAGTTGCGGAGTGCGCGTAGGCGTCGTAGTAGTTCGGCGTGTGGATTTGGTGTAATGATTTCGTCAATGAATGCGAATAGTTGTTTTCGCATTTCTTCGCTGATGCCGCTTTCGGGATAGGGCGCTTCGTTCACTTTGCAGTCCTCCAAGGATTCCAGCCTGAGTTTAGGTATATCGCATGGGTGGCGCGGAGTGCGATCGTGGCGTTAAAAAGATCGCTGCATTCGCTAAGAATGCCCTTCTCTTGAAGCCAGCCGATCGGCCATTGAGAATTAGGTAGGCACCAGAATCCGTTAATCTGGGTGAGGCCGTATGAGCCGCCGTTTGGGTCGTCAGGGTTGAATGCATGGGCTAGGCAACGCGACTCACGATGTAACACAAGTTCAAGCGTGGCCAATTGGTCGGCTGGGAAGCCAAGATCAAGGGCCAGTTGAAGCGCGTCGTCACACGTGGCGATTGTCGTAATCGTGGTAGTCGTAATCGGGACTGATGCCGGCACGACAACTTCCACGGGTGGCATCTCAAAAGGCTCTGGGAGGCTCCTAGCGACGCCTAGGAACGCCGTTAGCGCCCATAGGCTACCGATGACGCTAATGATGATTTGTGGGGCTGTAATCATTGTTTCTCCAATTCGTAGGGTGGGCTCCATGAGTCGCCCGTGGCTGTCCTGAAGGACATACGGCCGGCTAGGTATTGCGCCTCGGATCCGCCGTTCATAAAGATCTGCACAAGTACTTCTTGGCCGTTGTCAAGAACTGTCTTGAGCACCAGATAGTCGAAGATTTGTGGATCGGTCATAGAATGGCCTTTCGTCGGTATTCCGACCTTAGCCAAGACTTGCCTAGTAGGGGTGGATTTCCCCGAATGCCTTTAGGAATGCGGCTTTGACGAAGATTGGGGAGTCTGCCGCTTGTGGTGTGATCTCGATGTGGAACCAGTCTCCGCCGGGTGCGCCTGAGACGGTTGGCTTGCTGTATTTGCTCCACGCTTGACGATCGCATTTCCACGCGCGACCGAACGGCTGTGGGAAGTAGTCAATAATCATTTCTATTCCGAGATCGTTTGCATTGGCGCAAAGCTTCTCAATTGCCTCCAGCGCGTCCTTACGGTTAGCAAGTTTCTTGCTCGCGCTGGGACGATAAGAGAGATCGACGGCGCGGCCCGTGGCGTGTACCGAAAGCGATTCTTTGCCGCGCATATTGCGAACGCCATACGAGCCGTTATCCCAAAGAGCGCCCTGACCTAACCAAATAACTTCTTTAATAAAGGCGTCCATGCCAGCACGACGTTTTGGTGATGCGCCGTCGGTGTTGCCCGTGTACGGCCTAGCGCCGATAATTGGGAGCGGTTGGGCTTTAGGCTTCGGTGTTTTTGCCGATGCCATAAGCCTTGTTCTTTGGGTTGACGTAGCCGATAAATAGCGGCGCTACTGCTGCGATGGCTGCACCGAGTAGGTCGTTCGGGTCGGTGTTGCCTGACATGTACAGGGCGATTGCTGCTGCAATGGCGCTGTTGATGTAGGTAGAGATCATTGCCTTGTCACTTGGTTTCATTTGTGTCTCCTTGCTTTGTCTTTGACTTTAGTCCGTTTGAGGCTAGAAGTGCCGACAATGAGCCGGTTAAGAATACGAGCAACGTGGACAGAAGGTCAATGAGTTGTGCGTCGGTTGGGGCTTGTTCCATCGGTTGATCTACAAAAAGGATGCCGTAGATAAACGCCATGATTGTAAAAGCGAAGCAAACTGCCATAATGCGGCCTACGAATACGATGAGGCCTGCGTGTTGTTGTTCAGGCGGCACGTTCGCACGACGCTTTAGTGAAGCATTGGTATTCGATATTAGTTTTGCTAACTGTGCAGCCATTAAGCACCGCCGCTATAACTGCAACCATAAAAAGCAATGCCGCATATTTAGTTAATGGGCGTAGGGTTCGCTGCAAGTTCTGTTGCCTTTGCCATTGTTGCCGCTTCGGTTGGCTGCAATGCTGGGTCGTCCATCCATTCAAGGCAGTAATAGCCGTCACCAGGCTCGTTATATTTCCATGTTGTGCCGGGTGCTAGTTCGCGTGTGGCGTTGCCTATTTGTGCGTTGATTTCTGCTGTTGTTGGTGTAGCCATTATGCAACCCTAATGATCGTTATTTGTGAATAGATTTCGCTATCGCCAAATGATGTTTGCACACCAAAGCCGTTACTTGCTTTAGTGCTGGCGCAACGGTGTTGTAATTCGATATTGGTACTACTAGCCAAAGTAAAACATGTTTGTATTGTGCCTACTACAAGTGTGCTGTCGGCGCTAGAGGTGTACGAAGAACCTCCGATTGCAAGATCGGTTCCTGCTGTTGTATTTCGTAAACGGCATTTATTGTCATTTACCGCAAACGCTGGCGAAGTGGCAAACACGCTGTAAGTGCCTGCTGGCAAAGTCACAACGCTAGACGCAATAGAGCAGCCCGTAATGTTGTTTACAACCGTTGTATTAAGTGTCCGCTTAACATAACTGCCGCTAGTAAAAGTTCCGCCTGCTGTGCCGCTTGCCTGTGTTTCGTTAAAAATAGCAATGTCGGCAAAGTTGTCTACAACGCCGTTAAGTTGCGAAGCCTCCAAAACGTTGCCGGCTACGAATGCTGTCCAATTTGCTGCCATATCGGTATATTACCCGAGCACGTTGTCTGCGTCGGTGATTCCGTAAATTAGGTCATCGAGTACCAATTCAAAGACGAGCGTTGTAGGGCTCGTAAATAGCGTTATACGGTGACCGTCGCTGAGGGTGATCTGATGCTGGATGCCCTCAATAGACAATTCTTGCGCTAATTGTGTTGTCGTATTGCCCGTGTTAAACGACTTCTCAATGCTAATAGTGTCGCCGATCTCAAGGACGGCCACGGTGTCACGTTGGGCATCGGACAGCATGAGAAAGGCTGTAGATACGTTTGTGTAGCGCGGCTCGGGTTCGCCTACGAGTAGGTAGTTGGCAAGGTCTAAGGCGGCCGTGTCGTTGTGCACTAGCGCGTCGGAGATTGAGTTTGTTTGAATAAAGTAGGTCGCTTGAGATGCCAGATCTTCGGCGATCTCTGGGCTAGTTGCGCCGGCATGGGTTACGGATGCTCGGTTGACGACTTGGTTTGCTTCGAAACTTATGCCTACTTGATCCATTGGGATATTGGTTCCGTCATCGTGGAAGGACGCAACGGGCGCGGAAAGTGTCGTCCCGATTCGATCTTGGAATGTGAACACGCCGTCCCGCGCCACAAAAATTCGGCCTTGAACTGATTCGTTGATCTTGGCCATGTATGCGGCCACGGATGTTCCGTTGGGGACGGTGTAGGCAGAAGCTCCTCCGAGTAGGACGCTTGATGTCTCGATGTTGCGTTCGCCCGGCAATTGGAATGCGTTAACTTCTGGTAGGTCTAGGACGGCTTCTACGCGCACGTTGGCTAGTTCTTCGGAGACGTTGTATTCGTCCATATATGTCTGCGAGAGGACATAGAAACGGTCGGCGCATTGGACGCTGACTTCGTCTAGGCCGCCAAGGTTGAAGTCGTAGGTGTAGTCAATGATGTAACCGTTGAAGAGTTCTTCGCCTTCGCGCGTGAGGATGACGTTTCGCATTGGTGCTAGTCCGGGCTGTGCGTTTGCTGTGTCAAAGAACGGCGAGTCTTGGTTGAATGGGTTAAAGACTCCGCCGGCATAGCCGTCTAGAAGATTAAAGTTCATTGAGCCGGCTGTGAATTGGTCGCCTGTGTCGCGGCGGCCACGGAAGACGTTTATGTTTGTTGAGCCGTCAATTACGGATGCGTATTGTGTCGTTCCGTTGAGCACGTATTCCGTGTTATTGAGGACGCCTTTGTCGGTGTCGTCTAGGACGAATGCGTTGACTAAGAAGCCTGTGTCAATGAGAAGATCGTACGATCCCGATTGAACGATTGTGGCGGCCATTACGCGACTTGGATTTGTGCTGGGCCGTCTACACGGTTCATTGCTTTAATGGCGTTAACGACGGCGCGGCCGATGTCTGCCGACGTTGAGATGCCGCCCGTGATGTTGACGGTGATGTTCTGTCCGCCTTGGTTCTTCATGCGGTCTAATGGGATGACGGCTTCTGGCCCCTTCTCACCCACAATTGCCAAAGTTGGCGCCGTCACGATGCCTCCCGTGGCCATCATGCGGATTCCACCAATGCCACCAGTAGCCGCTTCTTGCGCCTGACCGATACGGCCAAGGGATATCTCATTCAATGTTCCCACGTTGTCAACAAACGGGATGGCGTTGTATGCCTTAATAAGCACATTGATTGCTTTGATCCACATGTTTGCCATGTTTTCAAATGCGCCAATAATAAAGTTGATGACTCCGTTAATGCCATTGCGGAACCATTCAAACTTTTTGTAAGCGGCCACAAGCGCTACAACCATGACGGCGATGCCGGCTGCAATAGCCGAAAACGGGTTGAGCGCCATAGCAAAGTTAACGGCCATGATCGAGACGGCGATAGCGCCGATTGTGCCGGCAATGGCTAGGAATGCGCCAGGGTTGTCTTGCGCCCAATCTGCAAACTTTTGGACGACTGGGAGGACGGCTTCAAAGGCTGGAAGTAGTGCGGCGCCGACAGATTCTTTGGTTTCGTCAAGCGAGTTCTTTAAGATCTTCATGCGGCCTGCGGCGGTTTCTGCGGCTGCGGCCGTGGCTCCTCCAAAGGTTCCGCCAAGGACATTCATCACGTCGTCAAGCGTGGCGCCGTCTTTGATCATGGCTTTGATCTCTGGGGATAGTTGGCCTAAGGCTTTGAAGTTGCCTCCGTAGGCTTTGGCGAGTGCATCGGATACGGTCGCTAGATCCTTACCAGAGCCCTGTGCGATGTCCTGAGCGAGCGCCAGAGCGGTGTTGGCTGTAGTGATGTCCTTGGTGCCTACAAGAAGCGCTTGGAAGGCTGGACGGAGTTCTGAATCGGCCGTGCCGGACGCCCTCGACATTGCGGCAATGACCTTTTCTTGAGAAGCGACTTGTGCGTCGGTGGCTCCCGTGACGTTCTGCATAACGAGCGCTAGGTTCGCTTGTTCGGCTGCGTCCTCCATAGCGGCTTGAGTTGCTCCTACAAGCGCTACGCCTAAGCCGGCAACGGCGGCGGCCGCTGGGAGTGCTGCTTTTTTGATTGCAAAGTTGGCTTTTTCGCCAAAGGTTTCTAGTTGTTTGAATTGGGCGATCGCTTTTTTGGCGCCCTTGGGATCGTATTCGCTGATGATTGGGAGGATGACGGCCATGGGTTACCTTGCGCTTAGATCGCGGCTCAAAGCTTCTCCGACGCGGTCAACGATTCGCGCCATTTCTACTTCAAGTTCGCTTTTGTTTGCTTCGTACTGTTTCCACACTACTCGCGACGGTGCTCCGTACTTGGCTGTTAGTGCTGCGCCCATGCGATTGCTTTCCGAGAAGTCGAAAAACGATGCGGCAGCGCCGAGCCATTTAACGGCAAACGTGGAGAGGTTTACTTTGCCACCAAATACTTCTTTGGGCGCTTTGGTGTTGATGTATGCCTTCACGGAATGATTGGTTGGCCATGGGAAGACTTCGTATTGGCCACGGAGATTCCATTGGCGCTGCCATCCTGATAGCGGATAGTTCAACGGAATAGCCGACTGGATGTCGGAAACGAGTCCAGCGGTTACGCGTTTGTAGTCCTTGGTAATGTCACGGCGAAGGACTTTGTCAATCTTGTTTAGATCCTTAAGCGCTTGGCCTAAACCGAACACTTCAATTCGTGCTTCTACTCCGCTCATTTGCGTCCTTTTTTGCTTTGGTCATTAAGGACTCTAATGATTGTTTGAAGGTCGCGCGCGTCAAATGAATCCGCATAGAACGTCGGAGCCCATCCCGTTGCGACTACCAGTTCGGCTAATTGCCGGCGGTAGCCGCGTCCGTAGGGTTTGGATCGGTTGCGTCCTCCGCTGCGATCTCGACGTCTGGGTTGTCCTTCAACCATTCGCGCCAAGTTGTTGGAAGTTTCTCGCCCTTGATGACGAGCAACGTGTGTACCCAACACGCTAGATCTGATGCACCGATTCCGCGTCCGTCCGATACTCGGCGATTTTCTAGGCGTTCCCATTCGGCAATAACGAAAAGGTTCGTTGATAATTGTTCTTTGACTTCTCCGCGCGTGAGGCTGAGTTTGATCTTCATGGTTCTCCTTGTGTCGGGCCGAGGACGGCCGTGATTATGGGTTCGTTGTATCGGCTGAGTAAACGCCGCCCATGAACGTAATGTCAATGGACTGCAATTCGCCGAGCGAAGCCGAGATAACTGGCAACGACTCTAGGTAGCAGTTTGTCAATGTGAAGCCGGGGTTTGTTGCCGAGTCGACTGCGTTAGTTGGCTTGACGATGACGGTTGTCTTGGTGCCGACTAATGGTGCAAGTGTCGCGTAAGTGGCGTTGGCTGCGTATGAAAGAAAAAGAGTTAATGTGACTTCGTTGTCTTCAAGGCCAGCCGTGAACGTGTTTGCTGTATCGCCGAAAACAGTGTCGTTTAGCGCGGTCACGGTGCGAGTCAAGGTGGCGCTTGTGCACCATCCGGTGAGTGCCGTGGTGGCGACGGTTACGACTGGATTTGAGAGGATAGTTGAGGTTGCCATGATTGCTCCTTGAGTTGTGGATTTAGTTTGACATAGATTCGGGCGCTAGGTGTGGATTACGCCGTTTGGACTTCGGTTGCGACGGTAAGTTCGTATGCCGGCAGAACGGATCCGCCAATGTCGACGTTTGTGGGGCGGCCTGAGATGACGCCGATGTTGAGCGCGTACACCTGAGCAAGCATGTTGAGGAGCGACTTTTGGGCGTCTAGGTTGCCGGGGCCTAGGGTCACGATCTGAAGTGTGAAGGTGAGTTTGGCGATGTTGTAGTTGTAGCCGTCAATTGAGTCAATGTTGACAAACACGCATGGCGGAACGATGTTGCGCGGATCGTTTACAACTTGGAGCCCTACGACGGTCTGGAGTTTGGCGACTAGGTCGTCGTAGCCTTCATTGAATAGATCGGTGTAGGTCGGGACTGGCACTAGGCAACCTGCGGACGATCAATGCCTAAGAGTTGGCGGATCATTCCGTTAAGTCCCATGACGGGAGCGGTTCCCATGGATTGAAATGATGCAAAGGAATCCATAGATCCGCGCTGCCGGTACAACGCACCGCCGTACATGATCGTCCCAAGTTTGACATCCTGCGATGGAACGGTCGTCAAAGAGTCAACATAGCCGGCTTCCATGCGTCGGCGCCAACAGAATTGAGATGCACTAGACGCGCATATTGTCAAGAACGCTGCGTCGGCGCTTGTGGCCGTTCCTATGCCGAGCCAGTCCTCAACGTCTCCTGCGCTGATCCATGTGCAAGTCGGAGTTGATGTCAAGGTTCCAGACGCGGCGGTTCGCTCGACATCGGCGGCCGTTTTTGCGTAAAGAACTTGATTGGCGATTGGAATGTTGACGTCGTAGAGAAGATCGCCTTCGGTGTCTACGCCCTCAAACAGATATTGCGGAAGAGCGCGGATTGTGTATGTGCCGTTGAATGTGGCGTCTACTGCTGCGACCGTTATTGACTGGCCGACCTCCAACTCCGTCGGGGTGAGAAGTTGAAGGACGGCGAAGTCGTCTATGAGGTACTTGTTGGTGACCGTATA